CAACCCGAACGCCTCTTCGATGTGGTTGAGCGCGAAGCCGAGCCCGGTGGCGATCCATTGCTGCATCAGCGCCTCGGTCGACGTGACGCCGGTGCCACCGAGACCGAGCAGTGCGAGCGGGATGCGATAGGCCAGCGCGATGTTCTGCCCCGACAGCTTCATGATCTCGGCAAGCTCGGCGTCCTTCGCGCCGATCGCCCACGGCTGCACCTTCAGGCCGGCGGTGAGGATCGGCGTGCCGCCTTGCTGCAGCCCACGCACCTGTTCGTTCCAGCGATCGCGCAGCGCCTGCACCTGATCCTTGTCAAGCTGCAGGTCGGTCGACAGCACGGCGCTCGGCCGCGCTTGGTTCATGTAGAAATTGATCTGTTGCTTCAGCATCGCGTTGCCCGCCGCGATGTCGGACGCTGCCGCCTCGATCGGTGAAGCGCCGATCAGCGGGAACGGATAGCGCCGCGAAGGATGCAAGCGCACGTGCAGCACGTCGCGCTGCGGCACCAGCACTTCGCCCAAGCGCTCCATCACGTCATTGCCGCCGAGCCGATAGAACACATCGCCGGTCGAGCGCACGACCTGCGGCGCCGACTGGCGCGGGCTCATCAGATGAAGCTCGTCGATCTCGTAGCGATCGTTGCGCAATGCCAGCGCGTAGGCGTTGCCGTCGAGAAACAGCGAGCGCGTCAGCGCCAGCATGAAATCGCTGATCGTTTGATACAGGTTCGGCTTGCGCAGGATGCGCGACAGCGCCGACGTGGTGACGCGATCGCGGCCCTTCTTGGTGTTCAGTCGCCAGTGATCGCCCGGGCACATCGCCACGGTCTGGCTGTAGGCCGAGAGCGCGGCTTCGACCATCGCCGACGAGCCGGACATATCGACCGGGTCATAACCAAGCTGCCACCAGTTGATGTTCTCGCCGACATAGGCAGGCAGAATCCCGCCCGTGACAGGTAGCTGCCACGGGCCGGGATGATAATCGCCCTCGCCCTTCGTGACGGGCGAGGGCGCACGGCCTACGAGCGGAACGTGCCTCATGTTCAGCTTGTCGATTCGGCCGGCCTCGATTGACGCGTCTGATACCCGCCCGGCTGCGTTGCCGGCCGCTTCGCTTCGCTCTGCTTGCGCTGCCGGTCGAGCGGATTCTGACTCAGATAGTTCGGGTCTTGCTCCGGGCTGCCGTCGGGCTCGTGCTCAGGGAGATGAACACCCATCGCAGCGAGATCGTTTTCCTCCTGCGTTGGAGTCGGCTTGCCGGCTTCCGGCGTTTCCGCCATCCGCGCCTCGCGAGCTTGGCGCTGCTCGGCGATGACCTTCTTTGCGTTTTCCTTCTGAGCCTCGGTTGCCTTGGCCCGTTCTTGTACTGCTTGGTCGCTTGAATGATCGGCCACGATGGACCTCCTTGTTTCAACGGTGGGGGAGTTGAAAGCCCCGCCAGAGTTGGCGGGACTCTCAGACGTCAACGCGCGAGATCACCAAGTGACGCCGGCCATCCACGCCACCACGCCAGAGCGGCGCAGCGTCCAGTTCAGCGGCATGATCAGCCGCAGCGCCAAGCTGTCGGTCTGATAGAGCGACCGCACCGGCGCGGCGACAACGGCGGGCGTGCCCGGCGTGCCGATCGCGAGCGGCAGCGTGTCTTCCATGTGCAGCGTGGCCTGATCCGAAATCTCGAACCGGGGCGCCTCGCCACCGACGGACACGAAGTCGGCGGCATCGACCGCGATCACGGTGCCAACCGGCACGGTGCCCGCAGCGATCACCGGGTAGGTCAGCAACTGGTTGCGCCCGATCTCTTCCTTGAACGGGAACGCGCCAGTGCCCGGTGCGCTGGTCAACGACAGCGTCAGCTTCTGCGCCGGGTTGATCAGCCAGACCATCTTGCGGATGTTGCCGTTGGTCCCGGTCATCAGCGCGCCGGCGATCTTCTGCAGATCGCCCACCACCGCAGCGAAGCCGCCGCCCGTCGTCGGCGTCAGAGACGCAACGCCGTTGAGCAAGCCGGCGGGACGAACCGCCGTCGCCGGGTTGGAATCGAGCAGCACGGCATCGATCGACACCGCCGTGTCCTGCTTGATCGCATCACGCAGCAAGCCTTCGATCGCAGGAATCGAATGCTCGTCGAGTTCGCGAGTCCACGTGGTGATCACGGCCATTTTCTTCGGCGTGAGGATCGCCGCCGTGAACGCACCCTGCCGCACCGGGATCGGCTGGCCTTCACCAACGAACGAACCGGCGATCGTCGGCGTCAGCGAGCGCGTCGGCACCGAGATGCGACCGTTGCGACCGAACGACAGGGAAAGCCCCTGCCCCGCAAGCGACGGGAACACCACGTTGGGATAGAGCGGCTCAAGGAAGTCGGCGTTGACTTGCTGGATCAGTTCAGCGGCCCATCCGACGACGTTGGTCATCGCCGGCGCACTGGCCGCCTTTGACGTGAAGTCGATGAACACCTTGGTCGCTTCGTCGTCGCCGTAGATCAGCTTGCGCATCTCGTCGACGTTGCGCTTCTCGCGGTGGGCGAACAGCCGCACCACGCCGTCACGCACCAGATACTCGATCGGGTCGATCGTCTTCGGCTTGAAGCCGAACGGCCGGGCCGAGCGCATCGACGCGGCGGCGATCGCCGAGCCGTTGCCCTTGTCGTGGCCGTTGCCATTGCCGTTGTCGGCGTCGTTCGAAAGCAACAGGCTCTTCTCGGACTCCTTGAGCGACGCGAGGCTCTTTTCTTCCTGCTTGATCCTCGCGTTCAGTTCGTTGGTCACTTCAAGGTCGGCGTCGCTGACATTGCTGTCGTCGACGTTCTTGAGATGCTCAGTCAGCTTGTCTCGGTAGGCGACGATGCGCGCCTGCGAGTCAGTGATACGTTGTGCAAAGGCAGACATTGACTTGCCCACTATGGGAGATGTGTCGGCGGGCTTGCCGGTGAGCCGACGATCGTGTTCGAGCGCGTCCCGGCTGCCGGGCTTGGCAAAGACGCGCTTGATCGTGTCGTCGGAAATGCTGAGAGACTTGGCGACCGCGAGTGCGTTCGGATTGGCCGGCACCGTCACCAGTGATGTCTCGACCAACTCTTGAGCGAGGTAGCGCGAGCCCGCGAAGGGATCGCCCTTGACGATCGGTTCGTGCTTTTTCGGCGCGAAGCCGACGCTCACGGCTTTGAGAATGCCGTGCTCGATCAGCGCGTGAATTTCATCGACGCGCGGAATCTTTCCTTTGGGCAGGAGATCGAGCTTGCCGCGCAGCTTGCCGTCGACCACGCGCAGGTTCGACCATGTGCCGATCGGCCAGTTGCTGTTGTGGTTGAACAGCGCGACCGGATTTTTCTTGAAGTTCTCCAAATCCCAGCCGGTCGACATGATGATGTCGTTCATCCGATCGGGCGTTTCATCGGACATGACGAATTCGCGCTCGACCACCGGCTCGGCGTGCGTCTTGCGCACGACGTTGCCGTTGCTCTTGATCTTGGCGCTGCGCGTGTCGGCCCAGATCACGCGGCATTCGTCCGCGTCCTCGCCGCCCTCTTGGCAGCGATCCATCCAGTCGGCGAACTCTTCGTCGTCCTCGGGCGTGAGCGACTTGCGCTTTTCCTTCTCGCCCTCGCTGAACATGGTGAGGCAGGCAGCGGTCGCCTGCTCGTTGTCGCGCTTGCCGTCGCCCATCATGTCGGGCACGCAGCGCTTCATAAAATCGGCTTGGCTCTCGCCCTTGTTCGGCTTCATCGGCATGGTCATGCCCTCCGTGCGCGCGAGCGCGCGTGTGCGCGCGCGGGGGTGCGCGCGCGTGGAAGCGTTCAGGTCTTGGTGGTGTCGGTGCCGGCTACTTCGGCTTGGTGCGCGCCAGTGTCGTCTCGGCTCTCGCCCGCGCGCGCGTGGCGAGATGCTTGCGATAGTGCTTGTCGCGGATGCGCTTCTTGCGCTCTTCCTCGGTCTCGTTGGTGCGCTTGCCTTGCGCGCTCAGCCAGTGCGGCGCGCCGGTTTCCATCTCGTGCGCGAGAATGTCGATCTCGTGCTTGTCTGGTTTTTTCGCCATGATCAGTCGTGCTTCTGCAACGGTGTGCCGCCGAGCCCGGGCGCCTGCCCCTGCCACACGTCCCAGCCCTTCCACGCGGTGCCGGCGATCACGACTTCCTGCTCGCTCTTGATGTTGATGCCGTAGGCCGGGATCGAGATCGCGGCGGTGCGCGGCACGACCGCCCGAAGCACG